ATAAGCAATATATTGCCACCATTCACTTAGTTGCGGAACATCAGTAGATGCCAGCAATACAGATGGCCGTGTAAAGCATTCCATAGTTATCTTATATGGTTGGTCAGGAACAGGTCTTAAAATGAACGTATCGTCAAAATAGAGCATTGCTTGAGGTCTTGCTGGAACGAATGGTATTGTCTGGCTATTAATTACCGCTTGGCTTTGGGGTGCCACTGGAAAGAAGAACCCATATTGCCCCGTAATATAATTGATGAATCCGACATTTGTTGGTGAAGTATTATAGATGCTTGTTGGGATAATCAAGTCGCCAAGGTCTGAATTTGCACGAGGCTGGTCAATTATAGATAGTCCGTTATTGTTTATATCGACAGAACTAAAAAGTACTTCATTTCGAATAATAGGAACAAATCCACCACCAAAACCAGCTTGAGCGCTTGCAAGATATCCAGTATAAGCAGTTGTAACACCATCGCCATATGCTATAGCATTAATGCTAAAAGTAAGTGGATAGATACCAAAAAATTGTTCACGCGATTCGGATAACATAGCTGGAAATCCGGCCATAGTTATCTGTTTCTCGATGCTGAGATACTGGTTCTTAAAATTGTAGAACTGGTCGTTGGGGTTAGTAGTATTAGTCGTATACCGATCAATATAGGGATTACAATAGAATGAAAACGTCTTGTGCAGCGAGAATATCTTTAGATTTTCTGGTAAGTCATACAGGATAAACGTATTAACGTAATCGTTGATTTGGCTATCAGTAATCTGAGATGCTGAAGGCGACCTTGTCAGTCTACGTACCTTAATATTAATCTGCTGTAAGGTCGATAATGTGGTATCTGGGGCTACTGGCATATTACTCCTTAAGGTAAAATATTCTGAACTGCACTTGTTAACATACTATTGTCTTCTGCAAAGGGAACTACCTGAGCACATGTCTGGGCCCAAGGGGGTATAGGCGCCAATGGGATCACAAATGGGTCATATTTGGTCGTATCAGCGGCTATCGTAAACGTTGTAGGACTTGTGACGATTATCTCGCCAGCAAATCCATTCAACTGTTGCATACCACATGCAACGGGAATATCTAATCTCACAGTAAGTCCTGATTCATAACCATGGGGAGCCGCAACTGCTACTAAAACTCCTCCTGTAACCTGTGTATTGTTGGTCGTGGTTATGATTGCTGGCGATGACTGAGAAATAGACAAGATAAGCCGAGCCACTGGGTAGAAATATGCATTTGGATTCACGAAACACGTGCTCATCGTTCTCCTAGATCGATATCTTCATACTTACAATATTCTTTTAAATCTGACTCAAAGTCTGGGTCTAGCATAGGCCGAGGCTTAAAATCATCTTCATCATCCAGAACAATTATGTCGATATCCGGTTGAATTGGTTCTTCTGGAGGTGTTGCTAAAACTGTAACACTAAATACTGTAACTAACACGATCATTTTTTATCTCATTGGTTCTATATGTTCTACGGTTATTATTTGTTTATCACCGATATTCAAATCTTCAATATCAACAAATTCCAAGCTCTGGAAGCCAAAACGTCTTACTTTTTGTCCAATTCGAGCCAATGGTTTGCCGCCTTCATCAACTGAGTGTACATGTACTGGATACCAGCCGTTTTTATTAAGATGCTTAGCAACACCAAGAGGAAGCGTATAAACTTGACCATCAACTAAATCATAGCGCGCTACTGGATCTTCTTTGTACACTTTAAAAACAAAACTCATTGATCCGCCTGGAACTTCATAAAACCTAAAGATCCCCTTAACGTTCTCGCGATCTTTATCGTGTTGATACTTAAGATTAACGGGCGTCTTTGCTTCTTTAACAGGCGAACTTGTTGTTTTATTTTCCATATTTTTATTATCACTTGCCATCTTGTCTCCTAATGGTCCTAAAAAATAGGGAGGGGAGATTAATCCCTCCCTACACATTAAATGTGTTAAACCACAATTACGCTTGATTAAAATACTGCAGGAATAGGCTGAACGAGATTATTGAATGAGCTACCAGCTCTCCAATAAATTACATCGCCAGACGTACCGCCAGCACTGCCTAACGCAACTGCTGCTGCCGATGAATCTGTTCCTAATATAATTCCTGTCCATCCCGTGTTAACTGTCGAATCAGCTAAAATATTGGCATTAAGAGCCAATGCAATAGCCGTATCTTCACCTACAGGGATAATTTCAGCATAACTAAACGGAACCGCAGCGGCCAATGGGAATACAAACGCGTTAAACCCAGATGAGTCAATATCTACGGTTACCGTGTTATTTCCTGTTGTGCCAACTTGGTTTACTGCAAGAACTGTTCCTTGAAGACCATTAAGTTGGGTCATACCAAATGCTGCAGGAACAACAAATCTTACAGACTCACCAACATTGAAACTGTTCGTTACTGATGTAACTAAAGTTGTTGTTACACCCGTTGTTACTTGTGTAATGTAACGACGACGTGGATAGTACAATGATGGATATTGGATTTGTCGATAGAATCCTGTTCCGCCAGCTATTGGTTGTGGCATATGAGCAAGCGAAAAGCTTGTTGTAGGAACCACTGCGCCAATACTGAAATCAATTCCACACATTTGTGGACCAGTTGTAAGACCAGATAGACGAACAACAGACTTATTTGGAATAAGCCCAGTCGTTGTACCGGTCTGAACAAGAGGAGGGTTAGCTGCAGTAACACCTGTTACAGCAATAGCTGCTCCAATTGTCTGAGCACTGGTATTAACTGCGCTTATCCCATGATAAGTAGCACCATTATAACCAGTTGAACAAAAGCTCGTTGAAACAATTTGGGAAGCGGTAGAGTGAAACTCTTGAAGAGCATCATCTTGAGCCATCCCATATTGCCAGTAGAACTTTGTTGCTGCCCATTGGGTAGAGGCGATCGTTTGGGTATAGTTAACAACTTCAACCCAATCTGCGCCATTAATTAAAGGAATCCAAAGGTTGTTACCGGTAGCGGTTAACACGCCCTGTTGGATAGTTGTGTTTGTAGCCATGTTTATCTCCTATTACGCTAATGTGGCTTTAAGGTTGATAATCCACAAATCGTTACAGATTCTTGGGACTTCAGCGAACTTATAACCGACGCTAGCATTAAGAGCTAATGGACCATCGTATATTGGTGGGCGATAGATAAAGCTTGCGCTATAACCATCTTGCTCAATACAGGCATAAGCTTCCATACCAACACAGAAAATGTTATACACATCTGCGCCATTAACAGAAGATTGTGGGCTTACTGAACCAATCGATGATACCAAGAATCTTAAGTTTCCAATTGAACCCCATTCAGATCGAAGGGCATTCATTGGTGATGGGTATTGGTTCTTATGAATGAAACCAGCAACCGCATCAAGATTACCTGTCATTTGGGTAGAAGTAAGTGCAAAGTACGCATCACGAACTGGTGCTGTACCGAACTTATCTTCACCTTCAATGTTATCCAAAATGGTGTAAGCATTGTTATTTAACAATGTTCTAACCACTTCATCAACGTCTGCTCGAGTGATTTCTGTTGGGGAATCACCATTTGCACCAGCCGTACAATTAATCGTTGATGCTGTAGAAGCAAGCATATCACGAGTCAATTGATCTTCTGTTTGACGAAGTGAAACACCAAGACGAGCCGCGCATTCGTTGAGCACGGGATCTTGAGATTGTAACGTCACCTGTTCATTGATCTGGACGTAGGTTCCGTAAAATGATATTGTAGCATCGATGTCTACGGCGGTCAATAGCTGAGGTGGAGGAGTTACGCCGCTATTTCCAAGTGGTACCATTGCGGTAGCCAATGGATTGTATCGACGCATACGCAACGTACGACCACCATTCCTAGGCATTGCTTTATGCATTGCTGGAATCTTATGGATCATATTTGGTACTGGAACCGACAGGAGCTTATAACTAAAGCTCTGTTGCACTGGCGATGGAAGTACCGATGTAGTTGTAATAGGCATAGAATTCCTTAGTGTTAAAAATAACTTCAACAACTAAGTTGACGAGGCTTAGAATTAACGTCTGGGGCCTGCGAGTTCCCCGTACACCCGAGGGTGGTAACGCTGTGGCCTGCGAGTTCCACGTAACGCGATTTTTGAGGCCTGCGAACTCCTCGTAACGCTAATACTATTATACACTTTTTTAAAAAAATAGGGCCGCGGTAGTTCAAATCGCGGCCCGAAAAAAGAAGAGGCAATTATGCCCCAAGTAAAAAAGGAGAGTAGTCTAACCAAAGATTTTCTTCCACATAGCCTTCGCCCAATTGAAGATTTCAACAAGGTGAGCATAGGCAACTTTAAGCCATGTCTCAATAACATCAAAAAATGGCCTAAGAGCAGTAAGAAGATTTTTTAAAATTTCATACCAATCAGCCACTTCTGTTGATATGTCACACATTTGCGTAAATCCCTTTTGCAAAAGATCAGCGCCTTTAACGTGATGAGAAACAAGTTCATTTATTGCAGCAAGCGCTGCATCTTTAACATTAGCAACTAATTCATGTGCTGTTGGAACAGCTGTAGTCGTTGAATTAGCTGGAGCTACCACAAAATCTGCCATTATGTCTCCTTTTGAGTTACTTTAACGCAAGCGTTAACTGTACTTATTACTTTTGGATTCGTTACTTGGCCATTAGCATCGATAAGATTTAAAGCCTTAAGTTTTACTTGGTCTTCTGCAGAGATTTTATTTGCTTCGTTTTTACACGCATTAGCAAGAGCCAATAATTCAGGGCTTATTGTTTTAAATAATGCTACAAGTGTCGATAATATTGCTTTATCGGCAACGCGAGGATCAGCAACCAAAACAATTTCGAGTGTCTGCTCGCCAAAATCAAGCACTTCAGACAAATCAGCAAGGCAACAATTCAAAAACATGCAGGTCTTAGACATGCACGATGCATTTTGATTCATTGCATTTAGTCCATCAGTAATTGCTATTAAAGAAAAAACGAGAAGAGAAATCTTGGTGAGTTTGTTCACAAAATCTCCTTTATATTCTTGAAAGTTGGTTGACGATAAGCATACTATCGCCAACCGTCAGGGAGTAATTTACTTATTAAAAAGCGTTCTCTCATAAGATCGCCGCGTAATTTCATCTGATAAGTTTTTAAACGCTGCAATCATTCCCAAAAACCCAACAATAAAGGTAAGAAATAATATTACAAGAAAAATTGGGAATACTTTCATAGGTTACCTGTTTTTTCTAGCTTCAGCCATCTCTTGTAACAATTGTTTTTGTAGCTCTGGTGTTAGCCCATTAGCAAACGCATTAGCTCTCGAAAGAGGGCTATCTCCTTGCTGTGGAGATACGCTAGCCAAAGGTTTAGGTTTAGAAGCGTTCTTTTGCGCCAATTCTCTATCTGCCACGTAATTGTCCTCCACGTAAAGTCCGAGCTTCTTAATATGTTTATAAGCCGATATAGCCTTAGCCCGAAAAGAACTAGATGTATCAAGCATCTCAGCAAACTCGGGATCAGACTCACGAAGTGCATCAAGGTTTTCCTTGGTAACAACTTTATCTATATCTGGATACTGGGCCTTAAGCATAGCCTCTGCAGACATTGTTGTCGAAGCCTGTTCGTATTTTCTTAGCTTCTCTTCCATACGCTTTATCTTTTGCGTTATGGCCTTAACATGTTTGCCTTCAGCTATATCATCATTTCCGATATTGATCTCTTCGTCTGGTTCTTCTACCGGAGCATGTTTTTCTTGGGCTAATCTTAATGCTTCATCACGCTCGCGCTCAACCTCTCTCATCTTCTTAGCCATCGCCCTTAAATTGCGATCAGCTGGAGTTTCAACTGGAGCTTGAACTGGTGATTCTTGGGCGGGAACTTCTTGTTGTTCTGGCTGCTGTTCTGGTTGCGTTTGTTCTGGTTGTGTTTCTTCGACTATTTTTTCATCATCAAACATATCTCTCCCTATTGAATAATTTCTGATGTCTCTAGTTTCTCATTATTAAGTTGCTTAGCAAGTTTAAATAGTGTGCCATCGGCAAATTTCAGCACATAGTGTAATAATCCCCATTCTTCTGGTGCTATTGATGAAGCTTGTTCCATAAAGGTTAAGCAGGCTTCTTTGGATGGAATCACCCACAAAAACTCTATATCTTCTTTTTCTCGGTGGTATTGGTAAACGGTTTGATCATAATCAGGGGTTGGGCAAGAATGCCGCGAAAAATAGTAATGACGTAGTACATTTTGCATGAGCGGCTCTTTTTTAGTGAGCACAATAACAAAAAAGTCCCCGTCAAACTGATTTTTGTTGGATTCTACGCATTCAAGTATGTTTTTAACGTAATCTTTGTGGAGTTCACGCTCTATTTCAATGGGATCGGTAGAATTTGGGGCTTTTGATAATAGCTCGGTTGATATTTTACCAACTGTTTCACGCGAACGCGTGTCCCTACCATTGATCTTCGTCATGGTTAATCTTTTCGAAAAATTTTGTAATTTTATCTATCACTTGTCTTATATAAGCAAAAATGGACATTTGTGCTATTTTTTTTTCTTAGGCGCGCGTGCCTTGGCGGGCTTTACTTTCTCTCCAGCTTTGCGTGCTTCACTCAAGGCTATCGCAATCCCTTGCTTAGGGTTTGTTACAATAGGGCCCTTTTTAGAGCCAGAATGTAACTTGCCTTCTTTAAGCTCGGTCATTACTTTAGCGACTTTTCCTTTGCTCTTTTTCTTTGCTGCCATCTCTTTTCCTAATAACAGGTTTCGTCATAACCAGTCGATTTAGTAGGTTTCTTGTCTTTCTTTTCTTTCTTTGCCATGTATCTCCTAATTTTACTCAACGTATTGAGTATTTTTTGGCGGGCTGCTGCAACCACTACAGGACAGCCCGCCATCGAGGCAATTATCGATTATCGCACGCGAATAGTTTCTTCATAGGTCAACTTCTTCTCGCGTTCGCTTTTCTTATCAATATCAGGATGTTCTGAATGCTTGATAGGTTTGCGACCGAAGATTTGATCGACTATCTTCTGAAACTTGGGGTCGGTACGCAACATTGTAGGCATTTTACACCTTTCAGGTGGTTAGACTTTCTTAGGAGCAAAGTCTTTATGCATGCCTGCTTCATCTGTTCCGATTTGATGATCGACGCCGCGCATTGTATCATCAAGATTCTCTGGCATGCCGCTATATGGACGAGCAACCGTCTTCAAAATGACTTCGGTTGGCAAGTTGGCCATATACATGTGTTGAGATTCCCCAAAAAGGGATGCATCTTCGCGCTCTTGTTTACGCCTTTCTTCCATACCTTCATACATACCTTCATGCCCAGCATGATGCACGCTGTGAATAGTATGTTTTACCAAGTGATGCACAACTTTTTTCTCAACATTGTGAGGCGTGTGCATTTTTGCTGAATGATGTCTTGCCATTATTGGCTCCTTAAGTAGTTACTGAGGCTCGGGGCCTCAAGGTTAAACCTCTAACCACCGGACCATATTGGTCCACATGTCTAGATTATTTTTTCTTCTTAGCTTTCGACATAGACTTGATAATTTTGCTTACTTCTTTGTCGTGCGTCTTTTCATGGCGAGCTTCTTCAGCTTCTTCCACGCGATCGTGACGTCTTTCTTCTTTTTCTTGTTTATTTTCTATCTTTTTGATAACCGACTTTTTCTTCATTTTTCTCCTCTCATTATACAGCACACCAATAATCATCTTGTTTTTCTTGATCTCGCCGGTCATTGTCGTCGTCTTCATCCGTATCAACAATATCAGCTAGACGTGAAGTGCTCCAATCTATCTTTTTTAGACCGTCATCTCTTTTTTTACATCCACTAAAAGAACTTAAAAGAACTATACCAACCACACATAATGCAATTGATATCTTCATATACTTCCTTATTGTATTGGCTGCTCTTGGGCAGCATTTGTTTTTTGTTGTCCTTGCTCGTGCTGTTTAACAATACTTAACATAGATAATAATTGTTGAATATGGGCAAGATCTACTCCTTCTATCTCTTTAATGGCTTTAATCATATCAAGCGTTGCAGCATCTTCATCTTTAGCAGCTGCAGCCATTCGTTCAACGGCTAAAGCCTTATTTTCTTGGATACGGCTCATACGCTCAAGGCCAAGCCCCTGATCAGCCATAGACCGAGACCTGGCCAATTCAGCCTGAGCCTGTAATTGTTCAACCTGGGCCTGTTGTTGAGCCTGGGCGACTTGCTCTTGTTGCTGACGAGCTTGAGTAATTTTCTCAACAAGTTGTTTCTTATTCTGGACGGTGCATGCATCAAGCAAAACATCATCGGGAATAGGAATACCAACTTCTTTAAGTTGAAGCAATTGGAGAAGTTGCATCTGGCGTTGATTAGTTGTATTAAGCCCTTCTTCAACAGAAGCATCATATTTACCGAATGCTTTATTGTAGAACTGAGCCGATGGTTGTTTTCCTTCAAGGATCTGAGAGATCTTACCCGGCGTGAAGTTATTTTGGATGATATCTAATATAATCTTGCCCAATAGTTTTTGGGATCTGTCTAATTTATCAAAAAGGCCTTGTAGGGTAGTAAGCGCAGCCCCTTGACGAAGCATGGCAAGAACGCCAGCTTTTTCATCCATAGCAGATCCCAAAAGTTCTTCATTTACGCCAGAGATTTGTTGAAGCTCATTGGCTAAACTTTCAGATAGTTGCATCATTGATGGCGGAACTTGTGGAGCTTGGATTTGCTCAACATCAGACATCTGGGCTTCTGATTTAAGCGCCAGTCCTCGACCTTGCCCATTTAAAAATATGTCTTTTGGATTAACAAGGGCATCTTCTTTATATTTGAACCCAGAGTTTATCTGAGATTCGAAAATGTCCAACTCAATAATTTTGCGACGATTATAAAGATACTGAGCATCACGCATACCTCGAACAACACCTTGTATCCTCCACGGATAGTAGGGTATTTCAGGCGTATAATAAGCCATGACAGGAACGAAAGGATAATTATCGATTCCCAGAGGATTCTGTCCATCGTAAAGCACTTTCCCAGAAACAACGATCGCTAGGTTAACGGTTGGTATATCTTGGTAAATCACGGTCATTTGTGGGTATGTCTGCAAAAACAGCTTTAAGCGATCTTCATCTGGATGCTTCCACTCCATCACTTGTCCGGTTTGTGTATCGACTAACATCTTTTGAGGTCTATATGTTCGATAGTAATATTCGTCATAGGTAACAAGATTCTTCATGCCGTAGTTATAAGTCTCGGGCATGAACTGAAACTTGCCGTCTCGCTGAGAATCGCCCGCCATCGAAAGTATTTCATCATCATGACCAGGCATCAAGGAGCAAGCTTCTCGTTTAGTTAAAAACGATCTCTTCCATATAGCATTACAGTCAGAAAGGTCAGATTTTCTAAAAAAGGGATCTATCAGGAATGAATTATAAGAACAGTTATCTACTTTAATATTGCCCGATACTGGATCGGATCTGTAATCCACCCAGACCTGCAGCAAATTCATGCCGGTAACCAAAGCGCCTTCAAATGACTCAGAAATTGTCTCAAGAACACCTTCTTGCTGATTGAGCCACATAAATACTTTAGTGAATTGATCAGCCGTTTCTTCATCGCCATTTTCCACGGGAACACAAATAGTGCTCTTGCGGTTACGGCGTTGATGACCAGAGATCATATTAATAACGCGCCGAATACGATTAAAATTAAACTGTCGGCGTCTATTGGCCGGCAAGTTGGCATACAAGTCGTTCCATAAAGTCTGATCACCTGCAAAGAATCTGGCATCGGTATCTGCCTCGCCCCAGTAGGACTGGTTTATTGATATACTTTCCGCATAAAAAGCAGACATCTTAGCGATCATGCTTTTATCTTTTTCATCATAATATTCAGCGCCAAGTTGGGGGAACAGCATCTCTTTATCCTTTTAGTGACGGGCCTAGATCTCTTTTTCAGAAGAAGATTCCATTTGCACCTCACTATTATAGAGATTCAGCAATAACTTGAATAGATATTCCGCATCTGGGTGTTTATGATGGATAAAATGCAGGGCATATCCTTGGACGGGTTCTAAGATATCCATAAAAAGAAAGAACCGCTCCTGAAAGGAAGTTGGAGCCTGAGTTTCGATATCAGTAATATTATGAAGACTTTGAACCCCAAACCCATCGCGTGTCTTATATTTAACTATTCCATCAAGGCAAAGCAAAATCATGCAGTCAAGCATGTCATAAAGCTCTGCCTTATTATAGGCGTTTATCTGTTTCTTCTTGTATGGATACATTACTACTCCAAGAATTGGACTTCTGTAAGTTATCCAGAAATCTGGCTGCTGTTGCTTTATTCATATTGCCCATTTTTGCCATAAACGCTATGACATCACCCCTCGAATGACATCCAAAACAGTAGAACGTTTTCTTCGTTGGGCTGACGCAAAATGATTTGCCGCACTTTTCATCAAAGGGACATTTACCTTCAAGATAAGAGCCATCTCCTCCATCTAAGGGGATATATTTCTTAATGGTCTCTATTATGTCGACCGTTTCTATAACACGAATATATAAATCTGTATGTGTAACACTAAGTGTTTTATCTTCCATTTCTCTCCTATCTTATATAGCCCTAGGGGGAGTCGAACCCACCATTGATCACTTGAAAAGCGATTATCCTTGCCAGTTAGATGATAGGGCCATGTCCTATCTATATTATTTCGGGAGGCGCCGGAAGGAATCGAACCCTCGTTCTTCTCTTTTCTATTAAGAGCGCTCTTATCTTTAAGCTAGTCCCGGACGCTTAAAAGATCTGCCAATAATTTAGGCCACCATTGAGCTACGACGCCATTCATATGTATCTTTTATTACAGTCAAGTCGGCTAGAAACCAGCCTCCTACAACGCCACATATTATCTACCCGCCGCCATATCATATTCATCTTGCAATCTATCAACAATTGCTTTTACATGAGCATCACGCTTTACTCCAAACAACATCTTTGAATCAAGATCCAAAAGCTCTGAGAGAATAACTAAAAGTCTCATAGAAGGCATACTTCTATCTCCTTCAAGCATCGTTAAATAGCTTGGAGAAAGCCCGTGCTTTTTATCTTTGATTAATTTTATTAACTCTCGACAGGTCAATCCCTTTTTGGTGCGAGCGTCCCTAATTATGTTTCCAAATGTTTCCATATATTACTCTTTATCTTCTGATACTTCTCTAGATACAACATGCTTAAATATATTAAGACCACAAAAAGCACAGAATCTACCAGGAACGTAATCGCCGGTATAATCAGTTACTGCTTGCGTTAAGCTTAATATCTCTGATTGCGTGAGATCAGCTAATCGTTCTACAACAAATTCTTCGCTAGGGAAAAGTCTATATTCATGGCAATTTGGGCAGGGCATTCCGATGTAATGATCCATTTTAAATAACCATTCATCTTTGTTCATGTCTGGAGCTGTATATGGTTGCATGCCAAAAGCTGGGGTAGTTAGCAATAGAGCTGAAAATATTAATGATTTCTTAAACATCTAAACGCACCTTATTTAATTCTTCACGTATTTCTTTTATTTTAAACAATTCTCTTTTGGCTTTTTCTTTAACTTCATTATTTACAAATTCCTGTTCTACTAACAATTGCCAAATAATAAAAGCAACATTCCAAGTATTCCAATCAGATAAGCAATTGCCTACGTCATGGCTATACTCTTTATAAAGATATTGTGGGTCATTGTCTTCGGTGAATTCTGTGACGATCATATCCGCAACTTCAAATCTGCAATTTTCTTCATTAAATTTCTGATTCCAAAGTATACGAATATCTTTCTTAAGTAACTCTTTCATAATTGCCTCTCTGAATAATGGTTTTTTCTGGTTTTTCTTTGCGCATCGCGTACTCATGTAGATATACGGCCACAGATAGGATACATAGCCAATAATGGCTGTCAATGGCTTATTTAATTAAATATGGGTTTCTTGTTTTTAACATTGATACAATTGCACATTTTTTACTACAGGTTTTTTTAAGGGCATATTTATTGCAAAAGAATAAAGTTGTGCATACACAACAAGCTCTATATATGAAATCTTTTCTATAAATAACTCTGTTTTTCGTTTTACAAGCATTAGAACAGAATAATTGATGAGCAACTTCTCCAAAGAATTCTTTCGAACAACATTTACATATTTTTTTATATTTTTTCCCGGTACATGCCGGTAATGATTTTTGGGCATGATTTCTATGCCATTCCCTACCTTCTTCACTTCTATGCCATTCAGTAGCCTTTGCATTAAGGCTTCTCAGGACTTGTTTACATCTTTCTGATTGAGCCCAACTTTCAGGTCTAAGCATGTGTTCCGATTGATGTTGCGATCCAAGAACACAACGCAAATTAGAGATATGATTATTTCTTCTGTTCCCATCAACATGATGTACGTGATGTTTTTCTGGAATTGGCCCATTATAAAACATCCAAACATATCTATGTAAAGTTGAACAAGGATTGAGTGGGGTTCGGGCAGAAACATAGTAAAAATTATTCCACCTAAAAAAATAACCATTAAAAATTGCTTGAACTCCATCTTCAGATAAAAGAAATTCTTCTGTAATCCTTTTAAACTTAACGCCCTTGATTACTATATATATTTCTTTTTCAGTGATTTCATTAGCAATTTGATTTGTTTCCCGAAGCTTGATATCTTCTGGATTCATGCATTCCTTTCGATTCTGGGCCAGTTACTGCTGGCCTTTTTCTTTATTTAGCTCTCTAGATCGTCTTTTTCCTTGCGCGATGTGATCCCTATATTGATGTATTGCTATAATTAGTCTATATGCACAATAGAGGCTGTCAATGGCTTATTTCAGTATTTTGGTGCATCGTCTCGAAACATCGGAGGAAGGTTATTATTATCGCCATAAACCGCCTCGCGATAGCGAGCGTCGAGTTCTTCTGCGCTTAGACCTAATCGGGTCTTTGGCAAAGATATCGCAAGGTATCGCATGCTGTCACAAAAATGGCTATATTTGTCGTGGACCGGCATCTCTTTATAAGTTTGTCGCTTCTCGTCAAATTCTCTTCTATAGTTTTCTAACGATTTTATGAGATCTGCACAATTTCGTTCATCAATCCAAGTTTTACTTAAAACGGATCGTACGGTTTCTATGCCATCTTCTATCGGTAGATTATTTGCTATCGTAAAAGTTACTCCTAATTGTCGTGCTTTCTCTAGGCGTGTTTGTCCTTGAGAACTTGCCCATTCTCGGCAACGAAGATCGTGGGGTCCCACATGCTTTCCGTACATTCCGGCCCATGGTTTTTGATTGATTACTTTAATATAATGCTCAAGTCCTTGGCTAGAGTTTTCATAAGCATCAATTATGCGAACTATTTGTCCTACCGTCTGGAAGAAAATAATTGAGGTTGCGTCATGCCCAATATCCCATGAAGTATGCACAGGAAATCCTGTTTCGTAAGGTACCATGCCAATTTGGCTATTAACGCGCATACGATCTAAATACTGAGAATAATAGGATCCCGATACACCCATATCAAAACTTGTCATATATTCTTGGTTGCTCATATCTCGGGAAAGCTCTCCCTGAGCCACTTCTCGTTCAATTTCCTTAAGTGATATATGTTGTGTATCATTTACCGTAAGTTTACTAACAAAGAAGTCATTTTTATTGTGTAAGGCTATCTGGTAGAGCTCATAAAAAGCATTATGGCCACGAGGTGTTGAAATGAAAAGTGCCCATCCGTCGTTGTGTGTGAGAGCAGGGCGAAGAAATTGGTAAGCTTTTGGATCTTGAAGAGCATATTCAGAAAATACGCATCCCAAAGGATTTGTACCGACAATAGCATCGATGTTATCAGATCCTATAAGTTGGATAATAGATCCGTTAATAAACGTATATTTTAGTTCAGTAGAATTGGTTTTAGACAAAAGTTCAGGTGGTATAAAATCAGCAAATCGTTTGCCCGAAGATGTTATTGAATCATAAATTACTTTTCTAGCTTGGCTATAGGTTGGGAATATATAAAAAAAGACGCCAACTGTTTTAATAGCACATCGTATCATGTAGTTAAAGGCAACGATGTCTTTTCCTGCTCTGCGGGGCCAAACTGCGATAACTCGCTTGTATCCTTTGTTTTCGAGCGCATCAAGAACAGGAATCTGATAGGGTCGTGGTTTAAAAAGATTCAACTTGATTTGAGTTTCCGACGAAACGTTCATCTTCCTTTTGCCTTTCTGGGACAACTGCAGTGGTTTGTACTGAATCCATGACAACAGTTAAATTTCCGGTTTTGTTCGCTTGATTTCTTGCTTGAATAGCCATAGTTACTTTCGAGCATACCCAATCTCTATAAGCTTGGTTATACTCTGGTAAAAGTTCGGAACATGCTTTTGAATCAAAGTCTTTATGAATCCATCCATCTTTTATTCGAGCGCTTATAATATATTGTGCACATTCTAATGCTTCGGCAAAATATTCATTACTTTCTGCAACTTTATAAAACCTATATGGCGACATTTTTAATTTGTTGGGAAATTTATCAAGATCAAGTATCTGTGTTTCATCTACATAAACCAACATTTCATCAGCGAGAGCGTTCTGAGTTTTTGAATTAATTGGAATCCTGCAAAAAGCATTCTTGATAGTTTTTGTAGGCAAATATTCAATTTTTCTTCTTGGTGCTTTCACTTTCTCCATTGGGCTCCAAACGAGTTATTGATAGCTCAGTTCTAGCTATCCGGCTATAAATTTTATTTGCTACAATACTTGATACAAGGGCGTCATCACAAATAATAATTCCATTTGCACAGTCTAACACAAACTTAATGAGATTATCCAGATCGGGTTTGATGTGATGCGGCATGTAACAAGCGATTTGATCTTTTTTTGCACGGCGTAATGGAATTGGCATAAAGAAAGTTATCTCGACTTTGAGTGGCCCTTCAAATGGCATAGTATATTCGTGTTGAGATTTAAGTTGAAGAGATGCGCCCATTTTTTCACGTTTCTGAGAATCATAAACGTGGTCAACACCAAATCTTGGTCTTTTTAACGGAATTGGTGATCCTTCGATTGTATAATGAGCAGAGCTTCCTATATTCAACCACGGATTTACATTTTCACGTATCATATTTGACTTCAGCTGAGCTTTTTCTTTTATCTGGATATCTTTCACCTACTATCTCCCTTCGTTGCGCTATCGTCAAAAACAGTCGCCTTTTGAAAAGGCTCCTATCGTCAAATTTAATCGTTATCCACATACCATGGCTCCGAACGTCCATGACTTGGCTTGCGTGGTTCTTCTTTCTTTCTGCTATTGTCTATGTTACCTACTTTAAATGCTGGAGACAATGGGTGAGTTCTATGCCATCGCGTTACTTCATCCATTTCGTGCGATTGTTTCTGCCACCAAATCGATGGGCCTGATCGTGGTGGATGCTTCCTGGACCAAACTGGCGCTTCTGGTCCCCCATAAATTATTTGTTTGCTTTCTTTTTTGAGGAATTCCTGCTCTTGAAGATTTGGTTTTGGAGTTGGCATTTGTGGTTGTGCTTGTTGTTGCACCGGCGACTCTTCAAAGAGATCATCAAATGGGTTTATTGGCGTAGCGCATGTATCATTTCCAAAGCAATTTTTAACCACGCATGGTTGTTTTTGGGGGGTAAAAACGCCCAACGATGGTTGTTTTACAGGGGTACTTTGGGCCAAAAATGGTTCTTTTTCAGGGATAGTTTCAAACACGTTCAAGCTTTCCGTTAATAATTGTACATTTTGCTCTCGCCAACCAAGCCAAAGTTGATGGGTGTTGTGAAATTGTTTTTGGAAGATTTTCTACCGTCTCGATTGCTCTCTTTTTTGTAATGTCTTTTTCTAAATTTGTCACACAAACTTTTTCTCTCGCGCGCACACACTCTTTGTTCATATTCATGAACGAAGAAGAAGGATTAGGATAAGAGCTATAGGGATTGTTATTAAGAATTCTTAATATTGCTGTAACCCCTTTTTTTCTGTTGATAACTCTCTTATGCTGTAACCTTTCTGTTGATAACTTTTGTCCAAAATCCCACGCTTCTTTTTCTACGTTTAATGCTGCCTGCAAAACAACTCCAAGAGATGGAAGAACCTCAAAAAGGATTTTTAATTTCTCAATATTAAAACAAGCACTTCCTAAATAATAAGTACATATTCCATTCTTTCTTGGATCCCATTTTTGCTTACTATGAACTTTTTTTATTATTCCTAGATTAACTAGCCTACAAATAGATTTATTAGTGCTCTTGCGCGAAAGATCACAGCTTTTTGCTATAGTCATTTGATCTTCTTTTAGTTTGCCGTTTCTTAATATTTTCAAAATCATATCATCTGCTACTGCCAAAGAAAAACCTTTTTTCAATTTGTATATTTCAAGCCTATACAAATGAAGCTTAGATGGTTTTGAAAAAAAATGTTTTGTTTCTGCTTGATCTTTAAAAGATTTTGTTTTAAGATTTGTCATATGTTTTCTCCTTACACGGGGAACAGAATTGGTAAAAAGCCGGTTTAACTGTGGTAGTTAATACAACCGGCCTTTACTGTTTTTTAATGATATCATTATATTGCTTTCAAGGGAAAAATATGTCAATTAATATCAATGAAATACCTTACATTTTTCGACTAAATACCTCGCTTGCTATGTTAATAGATGTTTTAGAGTATGTTAGACATCAAGACGTGAATTCTTTATTAGATCCTATTGGATATGACTATAAAATAAAAAGAGAATATGAAGAAGTAGCTCAAAAATTATCAGATTCTTTTAACAATTGTTATATACAGGCATATGAAACCAGAAAGATGGAAAAAATTGCAGCGCAAACAAAAGAACTTATGAATAAATAATCTAGTCCATTTACAATCATTTAATTCAGAGACCCGAAAATAACATTCGGGTCTTTTTTTTATTTATTAACAAACCCTTGACAACCCTACCATACCCTGGTAAGATTAGAACATGAATTAAATGTAGTTCAATTCGATTCAGAGGGTATTCGATGCAATTATTAAAAGATCTTTTAGATGCTACAATAAAATATCAAGATGTGATAGATGATGACAATAATAAAACAATATTTCTTTATTACGACATGTTGATAAAAGCGAATAAAGCTCGACAAGAATATCCAAACGTTATAAATCAATTCACGTTTGAACGTTGCGGTGACCGCATGAAAGAATTCGAAAATCTTCAAATGTTTATAGCATATATGCGAGAATATGAATCAGAAATGGGGAGCGAAGATTATTAACAAAATCAATACGAAGAATGAAAGGAACAGGGAAGTCCATAATGGCTAAACCAATGAAAATCAGATCTCCAATCAAATATGATGATTATCTAACGGTTGGAGAGGCAGCCAAACTACTTGGCGTTTGCATCAGAACATTGCATAACTGGGATAAGAAGGGAAGGCTTAAAGCCTATAGACATTCGATATCAAATTATCGATTATATAAACTTGTAGATATCAATAAATTGTTGGAAGGGAAAGGAGAATAGAATGTTTGGTTTTTCTAGAGCTAGACATAAAATTAAAAATCCAGAGGAAATAGCCGAAGAGCGGTTGCTCAATGATTTAAAGGCTTCTCTTGGTGACGAGCAACCAATGATAACCGTTCTTAAGAATCGATTAAGAATTATCGATCTTGAAGATAAAGTCATTAAACTTGAAAGATATGTTAAAAGATTAGCCAGTGGCCATAAAAACATTATTCCAAAAAAGGGAAAATAATGGAAATCAACTTTAAAGAACAATTGGAGTTTCTCCAGGAGTTCAACAAGATCATAGATGAACGCACACAGGCAGCCCTCAAAAACGTCCCAGAAGATGCGTATGAATCCGAGTCGACTAATGAGATAGCCACAGCATTATCTAAAGCCCAAGGGGAATTTCCACGTATAAACATCAATCAGGAAAATCCTTACTTCAAATCAGGGTTTGCGGATCTTAATAATATTATCCGGTCCATAAGACCCGCTTTGGCTAAGTATGGTTTGTGTGTTACCCAACAGACGAAGATATTGCCCGATGGCGCAACGATTCTTGTTTCAAGGGTTAGACACTCTACCGGGCAGTGGATCGAATCACGTGTTCGAATTATACCCCCTAAAAATGATATGCAGTCTTACGCCTCTACCTTGAGCTATATGAAACGTCATGCAGTTATGGCTTTGTTGAACGTTACTATCGACGCTGACTTTGCTGATGACGATGCTGAAATAGCCATGGTCAGCCAACGAGATACCTTTGCTAAGGGGACGGCTATAAACCGTAAATATGATCCTCGGGAACAATCACCTGATGTCATAACCAAAGAACAACTTGAAGAACTTGAATATGAACTTGCTGAGTTCCCTGATATCACTGAAATGGTTCTTGATGGCTTAAAGATACAAGCCCTTGCTGATATGCCTAAATCCAAATATATGGTAAGCATAGAGCGCGTAAGAGCTATTAAAAATGCAAGGAATGGCGTCGGCAAATAAGGAGAATTAATGGAGACACACGCGTGTGATGGCGATATTATCTTACGATACACAACACCAACCAGATATGACAAAGCGTCTTATGGAGCTGTTTGCAAAATACTTCGTGAAGGGGAAAAGCACGAATATTACATTCAGGTCTCTCATGATAATATAGAAAATAGTGAATGGATGCGGGTTGGGGATTTTCTTGAGATAGCATTCAGAAAAGCAATAAATGATAGAATATTTATAGACGATTGCCTTAAACTCTACGAAGAAAAGTAAACTCGAACAAGCAAAAAGGGGCGAGAATGGGTTAGAAACTCGTCCCTTTTTAGAGTAGTAAAGTACCCTTATTTTGATCTTATGCAACAGTGATATTGCCCTGAGAGCTTAACACATTAAACGCTGTATCTGCAACAGAACAAACAATTTCTATCGAATTATATGTTCCCGTCGATGTTAATGTCCCACCAACTGATGTATCTACCGCCCCAAAATGAATTGTTTGGCCCGTATTGGCCTGTATTTGCCAACCCGTTGCATTATTTATTCCCGTAACTTTAAAGACAGATCCAGCTGGCGACACTGCTGGAAGTGTAATAACTATTGTTCCAACACCATCTACGATATAACCACTATCAATTGCTGCTGGAGTATTTGCATTTATTGTCGACCAAGTGACACCACCACCACTACCACTAATCGTTATTGTATTTGGAACTGTCCCATCAGTTGTAATTCCAAGCGTTCCGTGAATTGTTACAATATTTCCTGGCGCGGGAACCACTGGTCCACCCGTATCAGTAGTAAATGAGATTATTCCACCACCAGAACTTAATTGTGTCCATGTGGCAACATTGCCTGATTTGCTGGTGAGAATAAAAACATCTGAGGTAGGGGGAACTAACCATAAAGTACCAATGGGAAAGCGAATATAATCGTTAGGAGTTGGAATTCTGTTCTCAGTTACTAATTGAGGTGGAGTAGTTGGATTAACTCCCATATAAGAAAGGGGATTTAATCCATTTAGGTCTCTGTTGATATCACTTTGGCTCATGATAACCCTTTCTCGGCTAATTGCGCTTCAAGAATCTTCATTTCTGCACTCAACTTTTGAAATTCATTTAATAACATTGCTGGAAGTAAGTGATAATGTACAGTGAATGGTTTCCCATCTTTATCATAAGATACAAGTTCTGGGTATATCTGCCCTACTTCTTCTGCAATCAATCCGTATTGGGCATTTTTGTCGCTGTCTGACTTATAATTAAAAGTCACGGGGCGAAGGTCGATAAGTTTAGAACTGTCGTCAGCCATATCTTGGATATTTTCTTTGTAGCGGGCCGAGGAGACAAGAACTCCAAGTTGATCTGATGCGCTTACATAAACAGCTGAGCCACTAACCGATTTTCCATAAATACCGGCAATATAAGCTGAATTTAATTGACCGTCTCCAGTGCCTGTCCCAGCTCCAATCCTGAGAGTATTTGATTCACCAGGTGTTCCACCAACATTATATCCAATACAAATATTTGAGCCTTCACTTCCAGTATAATTATATCCTGACAAGGCCCCTAAACAACTATTAAAAGATCCGCTTATTATTTGGGCCAAGGACTGATATCCATAAGAACAATTTCCTTTAGAAGTCGTTAATGACATAGATGATTGAAAGCCACATGCACAATTTTGAGAACCTGAGGTACAACTTTCAAGTACCTGAGATCCTATGCCAACGTTGCCATTTGATTGTCCACTTATAGCACCAGTTAGACTTGAAAGTGCTTGATATCCTATACCTATATTCTGATTAACATTAGCTCCAGCGCTAGGATTTCCAGCAAGAGATCCCAAGAAAATGTTTTCTGAATCCAATGATCCTTGATGCCAAACATTTAAAAAAGAATCACCGCCTATAGTAATTATAGGTGATGCTGGATTTGCCGGATAAGTAAATGCAAAACTCTGCGCTGAAAATGCTCCAGTTATTGTAACAGTTCCGCTAAATATTGGACTTCCAGTCCACGATGGGTTCGCTCCAGTATTTCCCATCAAACATGATCCAGTTGGGCCAACAACACTTAATGATTGAATTCCTCCACCTGAAGCTCCAACTTCAACGGCATATTGTGTTTGTCCGGTGATAGGTCCACCACCACTATTTACAACCCATGTTGGATCTGATCCAGCACCATTTGTTTGAAGTACATAAGTAGATGTTCCAGCAGCTAAAAATTTAGGTGATGCTGCCGTACCTACAAGAATGGTTCCAGCCGCCCCAGTATCAACTTCTCCTAAAATACCCGCATTGCTGATAGTGATTATGCCACTTGCCGGCGTTGAGGAAAGAGGAGTCAGAGTTATTGATCCAGTACTTACAGTAAGTCCTCCAGAAGTTACTGTAAACGGAGCACTTGCATTATCTAATGCATTATTTGTTGCCATTATATTTCCTCAAGTTTTAATTTAATATACTCTTTCCGTTTAATAAGCTTCTGAAGTTCATTTAGTAAGATAGATGGCAATTTTTCATAATAAACACTGAATGGAGTGCCATCTTTGTCATAAGATACGAGATCTGGAAATAATTTAGCAACTTCTTCGGCTATAAGACCATATTGCTTGGTTTTATGAGTATCTTTTTTGTAGGTAAATGAGACCGGTCTGAGATCCATTATTTTATGACTATATTCATTCATATCTTCGATATTTTCCTTGAAACGAATCGAAGAAGATGTTGCCCCAAATTGATCCGAAGAACTTACACTCAGTGCATTGCCTATTACCGATGTTGTTTGGATGCCAGAAATATATGCTTTGTTTAAATATTGTGCTGATGATCCAGTTGCTTGTCCAATGCGTAATCTATTATTTGCCATATAAGGAGCGGATCCATAAACAGTGGCACCATTTATTGAAATAAAATTATTATAATTAGATGTATTTCCAACAGCGGATTGAAATCCGAATGCTGTATTGTTTGAACCATCACCATCACTCATCGAAGAATGTCCAAAAGCACTTCCATAATTTGAATACTGATTTTGTCCTGAAGAAGATACTCCCCATGCTGTCAATCCAGTGCCATTAATAATCCCGGTTAAACTTAAAACTCCAACGGCAACATTAAAACATCCTTGCCCTGTGCTAGCGCCAACTAAATACCTCATTGATTCAACACCAATTGCCACATTATCAGTTGCATTAGCTGTATTTAAAATAAATGTTCCAGATGGTCCGGCAGAACCTACATATTCTCCCATAAAGGTATTATTGGTACCATAAGCTTGAATAAATGCTGTAGCACTCGAAAGAGCACCATAATACCACTGAAATACACCAATTTTTGAAGATGTTGTTAAGGGCAAAGCCAAACTCCCAACAATTAGACCATTAGCGGTAATCGTTCCTGAAAACGAAGGGCTTCCCGTAAAAAATGGATTTGCTGATGTATTTCCCATTAATATTTGATTATTACTTCCTAATGGAATCGAAGTAATTCCACCAGTAGAAGCTCCAACAACAACAGAATATTGCGTTAATCCTAATCCAGGGGGCATCCATTGTGGATCGAACCCAGCGCCTTGAGAAGTAAGTACGTCACCAGGAGTGCCAGCTGCCAGAAATTTAGGGGACGTTAAGGTCCCCACAAACACTGTCCCCGATCCACCAGTTTCTACTTCTGATAGAACGCCACTACTATTAATAGTTACGATGCCAGTAGCGGCAGTTGATGCAATTGGCGTCAATGTTGTGCTACCAGCAGAAACCTTTAACCCATTGTTAACGGTGAAGCCATTGGAGGAAAAATCATCGATAGCATTATTAGTTGCCATTAGTTCTCCTGCGATTCAAGTTCTTCTATTCTTCTACGAAGTTTTTGAATCTCATTCAATAACATCGCTGGAAGAACATGGTAGTAAACCGTAAACGGTTTGCCTTCTTTATCATACGCTATTAATTCGGGATATATTTCAGCCACTTCTTCTGCAATAAGACCATATTGCATGTTTTTGTCTTCGTCAGACTTATAATTGAAAGCAACGGGCCTAAGATTATGAAGATTATCGCTATCATCGCCCATCTCACGAATATTTTCTTTAAATCTTCTCGATGAGACGGCAACGCCAAGTTGATCTGAAGAACTTACCAAAACTGCTGATCCAGTAACGGTTATTGTCTGTATACCAGAAATATATGCTGCATTTATTTGTCCTGATCCAGTTCCTGTTCCTGCGCCTATTCTAAGCACATTGCTTTCGCCGATTGTTCCACCAACATTATATCCGATGCATATATTTCCTGTTTCGCTTCCGGTATAATTACCCCCCGATAATGCACCTAGAGCTATATTATATGAACCTGAAACTAGTTGATAGAGGCTATTATATCCACATGCCGTGTTATATCCAGTGGTCGTTACTGCAGCCAAGGCTCCTGATCCACATGCCGTGTTTCTTGTTCCCGAAGTACAAGCGGCAAGCGATCCCGCTCCTACGCCAGTGCAATTATTAGTGGACGCTGCAGAACTCAAAACATTGTATCCAATTCCCGTATTGAAAGCAGAAGTCATGGTAAGATTACCAGCATTTATGCCGACGAAAGTATTACCAGAAGTAGATCCTCCATATGCATGCATAAATAAAGATCCACCAAGCGTAATTTGACCTATAGTTGCCGTTGTAGCAGGTAGAGATAAATTACCAGAAGTAACCGTTAAATTACCAGAACCAACAGTAACCGACCCGCTAAATGATGGACTTCCAGTCCATGATGGATTTGCTCCAGTATTGCCCATAAGTGTAGTATTAGAAGCACCTACCAATAATGAAGCTATACTTCCGCCAGAGCCTCCCACTTCAACTGCATATTGGGTTTGTCCAGAAATAGCGCCGCCGCCAGCATTTACCACCCATGTAGGATCTGCGCTTGCACCATTTGTTTGTAATACATATCCAGAAGTTCCAGCTGCTAAAAATTTAGGCGAAGTTGCAGTACCAACAAATACTGTGCCTGCAGCGCCTGTTCCTACTTCTGCAAGAATTCCTGCATTGCTTACTGTTACTACTCCAGTTGCTGCTGAAGATGCAATAGGAGTTAATGTTGTAGATCCAGTGCTTACCGTAAGTCCTCCTGTAGTAACAGTAAAAGGAGCACTCGCATTATTTAAAACATTATTCGTAGCCATTATCTACCCCTTTTAAATTCTAAAGCATCTGTTCTTTTATTAAGTTGCTGAATTTCCTGTAATAAAATAACCGGTAATTTATCATAATGAACGCTAAATGAACTACCATCACTTGCATAACAAATAAGTTCTGGATATATCTCAGCAACTTCCTCTGCTATAAGCCCATATTGTTGGTGTTGTGATTCATCTTGTTTATATGTAAAAGATACCGGCCTAAGTTGCATTATCTTATCATTATTACCGCTTAAATTTTGGATGTTTTCTTTAAATTTTTCTGAAGATGATGCAACGCCAAGTTGATCAGATGTACTTACTTTAACTGCAGTTCCTGTTATTCCAATGGTTTGAATCCCAGATATATAAGTAGCATTTATTTGTCCAGGAGAGCCATTTCCAGTTGTATCACCTATAAAAAGTAAATTTGGATTATGATTACTAGGAGATCCTATATATTCACCTGCAAAAATAAATATTGAACTCGTAGAATTATAAGCAGTACTGCTTCTCTCACCAAAACTAGTTGAATATGGATAGGAGCCACCAGCAAGATATCCAACAGCGGTACCATATGCACCAACACCAGCAATTGAAGCGCCTTCGCCAAATACAGTCCAATGACTTACTCCGCCAGAAAAACCTGAAGCTGCCCCCACTCCAATACATGTAATATTACTATCAGAAGTAGAAGCAGTGGAGCCTGAAGAATATCCAACAAAAATACAATTAGTTATGGTAGCTGTGTTAACCGTTCCTGTATTACCAGCCTGATCACCTAAATTAAGATTTGATACTCCATATGCATATGCAAACGGATAAGTCGTATCAGAAGTTACGCCTTTTATCCAACCAACGCTTGCTGTTGTAGAAGGCAATGCTAAATTTCCTGAAGTTATAGTAATATTTCCAGAGCTAGCGGTTAAAGTTCCCGAATAGGATGGGCTTCCCGTAACCGATGGATTTGCGCCAGTATTGCCCATAAGACATTGGCCAGTAGTTCCGGCTGGAAGACTTGTTATGCTTCCAGAAGAAGAACCAACAACCACTGCATATTGAGTTAATCCATAACCACTCAACCATTGTGGGTCAAATCCAGAACCTTGAGATACCAGTCTTGCTCCTGATGTTCCAACAGCGAGAAATTTTGGAGAAGTTGATGATCCAATAAATACTGTTCCTTGAACCCCTGTTTCAACATGGGATAATACTCCAGAAGAATTTATAGTTACTACTCCAGTCGCCGCTGTTGATTCAATAGGCGTTAATGTTGTGTTACCAGAAGTTACCGTTAAGCCTCCGGTAACTGTCAGGCTTGGAGCCGCATCATTGATAACATTATTTGTAGCCATGATCGAGCTCCTTAAGCGACAGTTATATTTCCAACACCAGAAATTACATTATAAGTCGTATTAGCCACAATACAGACAATCTCAACTGAATCACGTATCGCAGTAGATGTGAGAGTTCCACCAGATGTTGTATTTTGTGTCCCAAAATAAATAGTCTGGCCTGTATTTGCTTTAACTTGCCAACCAGTAGCAGTATTCATGCCGGTAAACTTAAATACTGACCCAACAGCAACAGTTGCCGGCAAATTATAAACAAGTGTTCCGGCATAGTTAGCTATATATCCTGTATTTATAGCAGCTGTAATAGGCGTCGTTGTATTAGGAGTTGAAGACCATGCAAATCCTCCACCACCTCCACCCGCCGCCCAAATAGGAACTACACCTGCTCCTTGAGCAGTAAGTACATAGCCAGAGGTTCCGCCTGCTGTTGCAACAACACCAACCTGATTAGTTCCAGTACCAATAACCACATCACCGGTTGCTATAGTCGCTGGATAAGTAGCAGTCGTCCATGCCGGATCTGCTGAAGTGTTCGCTTGGAATATTTGTCCTGTTGTACCACCAGTTAGAAACTTAGGTGACGTAGAAGTGCCAACAAATACCGTTCCGGCGGCTCCAGTTTCGACTTCAGCAAGCACGCCAGCGGAAGATATAGTCACCACGCCAGTAGCTGCTGTACTCTTAATAGGAGTCAATGTCGTTGATCCAGCAGTTACTGTTAGGCCACCTGCTGTTACTGTAACACCACCCGCAGTTGCCGTTAAACCGTTTGAAACAGTAGTAGTTCCACCAAATGTAGGAGAACTTGGGATAGATATAGTTAAGGTAGCGCCAGAAGCTACTGTTGTAATTTGGTTGGTTGTACCTGCTATAGTTACCGTAGTTCCAGTAGCTGTTCCGGTTCCTCCAGCAAGAGTTGTAATTCCAGTTGCAGAAGCAGCTCCCCATATAGGAACTACACCTGCTCCTTGAGCAGTAAGTACATAGCCAGAGGTTCCGCCTGCTGTTGCAACAACACCAACCTGATTAGTTCCCGTACCAATAACAACGTCGCCCGTAGCAATCGTTGCCGGATAAGTAGCCGTCGTCCAACCAGGATCGGACGAAGTAGTTGCTCTAAATAATTGTCCCGTTGTTCCCCCCGCAAGAAACTTAGGTGAAGTAGAAGTACCGACGAATACGGTTCCGGCGGCGCCTGTTTCTACTTTAGCTAAAACTCCAGAAGAATTAACCGTTACTACGCCAGTGGCTGCTGTTGATTTAATCGGAGTCAATGTGGTGTTACCGGCTGTAACGGTTAAACCGCCGGCAGTGACCGTTAAAAGATTTTCGACAGTAAAAGTTCTACTATCGTTATTTAATGAATTAACTTTAGCCATTCTTTCCCCTAGCAACACAAGGAGGCCTAATTACAAGCCTCCTTGATGGGTTATTTATGCGTATTTTAAGCGACTGTTATATTACCTATGCTTGATAGAACCTGCCATCCAATGTTGGTAGCAATACAAACAATTCTCAGGCAATCGCCAACGGCCGTTGTGGTCAAAGAACCGGTAATACCAGGCGTTGTTGTTTGATTACCAAAATTGATGTATTGAAGAGCATTTTGAGCTATTTCTACTGCATATGTTGGATCAGCATCAGCTATTTCAAATATATCACCAACCACTGCGGTCGCTGGCAAAGTTGCTGTGATGGCAGCACCAAGGCCGGTAGCGATATAGCCATTACCAGCAACTATATTGAAAGAAGTTGCTTCTGGAGTCCATACAACTGCTTCATTAATAGCTGCTATAGTAATCGAATTAGCGCCTGGTGTAATAGTGATATTGCTGCCTGGGGTCAATGAAGCCCAAATTGGATTGGAGCCGTCTGACTTTGATATAAGTAATTGACCGTCAACCGCTGGATTTTCAACGTGACTGATGATGCCCGTTGTTCCCGAAAGGGTAACACCGCCGTAGGTTCCTGTTAAGTTAGTTACGGTGAGGTTACCCGCGGTAACGGTAAATGGCGACGAATCGTTATTAACCGAGTTATTAGTAACTGCCATGGTAAAAGCTCCCTAAAATTAAATTAAGTCTATATTGCCAACGCTTGATAGTACTTGAAATCCAACGTCTGTTGTTACGCATACAAATCTCAAACTATCACCAACTGCTGAAGATGACAGCGAACCACCAGTCCCAACCGTTGTTGTTGAATCACCAAAATTAATGTATTGAAGTGCGTTTTGAGCAACTTGGAAACCAGCAGCGCCAATATTCGTGATCTCGAACAAATTACCTACGGTTGCAGTTGCAGGTAGTGTTGCTACAACCAAAACTGATGGCGCATTGGTTATATAACCATTTTCTGCAACCATTGAAAAGCTGGTCGTCTTAGGTGTCCAGGCTACTGAACCAGTTGCGGCGATGGTGATCGAGTTCGTACCAGGGGTGATCGAGATGCCGGCGCCGGGGCTCAAAGATGCCCATATTGGATTTGTACCTGCAGCCGCAGATATTAAAAGCTGACCATCGGTTGTTGGATTTTCTACGTGAGATATAATCCCTGTAGTTCCAGAAAGAGTTACACCGCCGTGAGTACCTGTCAGGTTAGTTACGGTGAGATTACCCGCGGTAACGGTAAACGGTGCACTTTTCTCATTTATACAATTTTTTAATGCCATTACAAAAACTCCTAATATTACGCGATCAAGATTCTTTACGCTTTAAATATGCTTGTCTACACTTTTCAATTGTTTCTGGAGAATGTTTCTTTCCTTTATTCCATCCTCCTGGAAGATGACAATTAATTTTACCATGTAAGTATCCGTGGCAACTATTGCACAATGTTCTTCCATTATCTACTTCAAATCTTAATTCTGGATTATCCTTCCAAGTAATAATATGATGGGCGACTAAATTATTAGCCGTTAAACAATCTTGGCATATATATTTATCACGTTCAAATACAGCTTTCTTCCATTCTTTATAATCAATACTTCCTTTGCATTGTGCTTGCCCTTTTTTTCTTCTAGATAAAGACATTTTTACACAACTTTCTGGCGAATGATGCCCACCTTTATTCCATGGAACTAATCCTATTTTAAATCCGTTTGTAGGAACTAAGCCTTTTTTAAATTGACCAGAATTTTCTTTAGTAATAGTCTTTTTCTTCCCCGTAGTTGCAAGACTTATTTTTATTCTAGTCTCTTCTGGCATTGGTCCTCTTATTCTACCTTTCCTCTTTGCCCCTGCTCTTTTGAGGTTTTCTATAGCCTGAAGGGAACGCGGTTTAGGTATTCCCTTCATGGCTTTTGATATCTTTAGTTTATGTTCTGCCGTTAATATTCTTTTCTTTCGCATATAATCCTTTCGTTACAAGGATTATACTATTATTATATTACCTATGCAATTAAAATATTCCCCATACTTGAAACCACGCTCCAGGTCGTATCGGGAACACGACATACTAAATAAACGACATCATATTGATTTACTGATTGAAGGCCGCCGCCAAGTCCAGTAGCTGTGCTTACAAAACCAAGTTGGATACTTTGTCCGGCGTTTTGTTTAATTTGCCAACCGCCAGAAGATTCTCCCATAACAGCGATAATTGTTCCCAAAGTAGCCGTTACAGGAAGAGTATATGCCGTTAATCCGACATTCGTATTTATGTACCCATGGTTTACTACCATAGGAATAGTATCGCCAGTTTCTCGAGTCCAATTAATACCACCAGGAAGTGTTGGTTGCCAACTTGGATCAGCGCCAGTATTGCCCGTAAGTACTAACCCATTGGTTCCAACTGGTAAAGAATTTAAACTTCCAAGTGCATCGCCTACTTGAACTGCATGATTAGTGGTGCCGGTAAGATTAAGTACTATAGTTCCGGCAATGGTTCCATTGGTGGTAATATTATTGCCACCATAAACTTTAATTACGCCACCAACAGGAAATACTGGACCACCTATATCAGTGTCATACTGGCTAGCAAAAGCAGCCCCAGAAATGGTTAGCGTTCCCGTTATATTATTGCCGGCTACGGTTATACCGCCAGCGCCTAAAAGGTTTAAATTTGAGGCAATAGGACTTATCTTCCCGCCCGTATTTCCTGTAATGGTTTTGATAGATTCAAAACCAAAAATCCCGTACTGTGACATAGATATCCCTCCCTATATTTCTGCACCATAAAAAGTAGTGAGATAGAGAGAACCGCTTGCTGGAATATCAGTAGGGTTTAACAATTTTGCATAAAGACGCTGCCTCTGGGCCATGAAAAAGCCTTGCTCTATTGTTTTATTTGCTGTGATATCAAGGATCAAATAAGAGCCAGAAGCGATTGGTAAATGATCATTTGTTCCATCGAATGAAATCATGACATTTACATTAGTAAAATTTTGAATAACAAACATTCGGATAGGCTTTGTCATCGCTGTCCCGATGCCGATATAGACAGCGTTTAATGAGCCAAAAGCCACAGAACGAAGAATATCAGGCACCAGTCTTATAGCGAGTGACATACCTTTCTCCTAATTGTTAATTTTGATAATAGCCCGCCAAATAAATGCTTCCTGTTCCAGGACCAGTTCCTTTAACGTAGATCTTAGTTCCCTTGGCCATAACGCAATTATAACCAGTAGGGCCAGCATTATTTTGTAAATCTAGGGTAACCACAGAATCACTAGGAATGTAATCACTAGTGCTGGTACCGTCATAACTAATACCCAGGTCAGCGTCAGAGGCATTGGTAATTCTCAACTTAAAACATGAGTGGGCGAGCCCATTTGCATTTATAACATCATAACCGCCAGTCAGCCCGGCAGTATCAAAACTGCTCAGGCTGACTGCTTTAACTGTACTCGTTAGAGCCATCTTGATTTCCTTTAGTTTTCTATAGGACCCTCGGAAGTAGCAGCTTCTTTAGCTTTTGCTTCATCTAGAGCTTTCTTAGAAGACTCTAAGGCTTGCTTAGAAAATTCTTGAGCTGCCCCAAGCATTTCAAAAACTACATCAAATACTTCTCCAAATGGAGCTCCCACAGGGATGATAAATTGATATACGCGTTCTTCTTTTTTGCGCTCAAATATAAGTGCTGCTTTCTGTTCCATCGCGAAAATCCCTTCTAGGGCAATATACCCCTTAAAAAGTTAAAATATTTATCACTATGTATAGAATATATCGACTATCCCGTGATGTCATGAGATTAGTGAAATCCTTCAAAAGTTTTAC